CCCAGCCGCGAAAGACCGGATGCGCATCGCCAATCACAGCGCCGCTCTGCGGATCGAGCAACGCCCGGTGGATCTCGATCGGCGCAAGGCGCGGCTCATAAACTCGGATCGCTTGGATCACCGCGTCATTGATCGGCGACAGGCTGATCGACTGCATCCGCACATCCGTGCCGATCTCCGTCTGGATAGGCGCTACGCTGATGAGACTGCCGCCCGCATTGTAAGTGCGCGGCGTCCCGTCGATGTTGATCACCTGGTCGTCGTCGCCGTCCCACAGCCCGAGGCTCTCGGTCTCGCCCGTCTCGCGGTTACGGCCCGAAATCCAAATTAGAAATTTGGCATCGGTGTCCTCGTTCGCGTTCAGCCGAGCGAGGGTGAAGGCGTCGTAATCGCGCATCCGCTACCTCAACTGCTGCCGGAAACTGAAACTCGCGCCCTCGGTGATCACCGGCGCGCCGCTGCCGTATTCAACGCTGCCCGGCACCATCACCGCCTTGCAGTAGGGCCGCACAAGCTCGACGGGGTCGCCCGCCGCCGCACCGGGGCGCACAGCGGGCACAACCTCCATCAGCGGCGTGATGCCCGCGCCGCTCGCAGTGCCGCCTGTGACGATCCTGTGAAGCGCATAGCGGGTGCTGCCGTTCTGATATTGAAACGACACCATGTCGCCGCGCTGCATCTCGAAGCCCTCGGGAAGGTTGCGGATTGCAATCTCGCGCCCGCCGCTGACTTCCTCGATCTCAAGAGACAGCCCATCCAGCGCATCGCCGTCAGGATCAAAGCGCGGCCCAATCACGCGCGGGTCATACGCGAAGAAGCTCGTGCCGGGCTCCTCCAAGCGGGCGAGCAGCGCCTCAACCTCCATCGCGTCACGGTGGTAGGCCGGTGCAAGCTGCACCTCGCCCTCCCACAGCTGCGGGCCGAGGGTATGCCGGATAACCGTGCCGTCGCCCACGCCCGTCAGGCTTTGCTGCACCGGGGCGCGGAAGGTGACGGCAGATACATTCAGCGCCTGATAGAACGCGGCGCGAGACAGCGGGAAGGACAGCGCCATCAGCCGCGCCTCCGGGGGTCTTGCCGCGCCGCCTGTGCGCGCCGGTTGAAGTTCTGGCGGTTGTCCTGCTCGATCGCGACACGGATGCGCGGGTCGCTCACCTCGGCAACCTTCGCATCGAACATCTCATTGGCCTGAATCTTGACGGTGACGTGCTGTGCCGCGCCGCCGCCCTTGGTGTGGTCAATCACAGTCTCGTTGGGGTGCAGGATCGCCGGGAATCCGCCGCGTCCGTCCATTCCGCCAGAGCGCGCGCCGGTGCCGGTGAAGCCACCGCCGGCAAAGCTCGGAACCGGCACGCTACCGGCGCCCGCCCAGCCTGTGAAGCTCATCGGGCTACTGCCACCCCCGAACAGCCCACCTAGCAGCGCCTGAAACGCCGAGTTAGCGAGCACGTTGGCAAGCTGGTTAAGCAGCTGCCCCAGCGCCTCCCGCGCCGACTGGGCGCCGGTGACGATCTGGGCAAAGGCATTGGCCATACCATTCTGCAAAGTCTGCATTACCTGGCCGGTTTGCTGGGCCGCCTCGCCGATGCCGCGGATGCCGTCAGCGGCCGCGCCTGCTGAGCCGCCGCCACGACCACCACCGCCGCCACCAGAACCGCCGCCCGCGCCGCCGCCGGCGATCTTCTCTAGTTCTTCATTGTAACGCTCTGCCGCGGTGCGCGCCTCGTCAGTGCCAGTTTCGGTGTCCTTCAAGGCGCTACGCAAAGCCCCAAGGCTTTCCAGCGGCGCAGTAAAGTTATCCCACGCAGACTGAGCGCCCGCTGCGGCGTCCTCAGCGCCGCGACGCGCCTGCATAAAAGCACCTGTGATCTCTTGCGTTATTTCTTGGCTGAGCCCTTGCAGGTTCGTGCCGAACAAATCGTTTATGCCGCGTGCAATGTTCTGAGTGAAATCGACAAAAGCACCAGTCATTGACCTGAGCGCGTCAAGGAAAGACGCCTGCATTCCGCGGCCAAGCGCAACGAAGGAATCTCCAAGGTAGCTAATGCCATCGCTGATGCGCGAGAAAACCTCGCGCACGACACTGCCCATCAGTGAAACGGCTTCGCCGACACTCCCGGCCGCAGAACTCAAGCGCCCGAATTGATAAACCAGTTCGCCCGCGCCAACTACCAGCGCCCCCACACCCGTGCGGATGAACGCACCGCGCAGCACCACCAGCGCGCCACTGAGGCTCATCGTCGCGACGCGCGCGGCGACAAGTGCCGCAACGTAACGGGCGCCCATGAAAACCGTCAAAGTCGTCACAGCGCGCACAAGAAAGCCGATGTGCTCAGTTAGAAGATCTAGAGCCCAGCGGAGCGCGCCTCCCTCACGCATGGTTCCAACGAAGGCATTTGCCAGACCCTCCAATGCAGGCGCTACAGATGCCGCGAGACGGTTGCGAAACGCTTGAAACGCCAAGCCGATGCGTTGAAGCGCGTCGTTCGTTCGCTCGATCTGGCGCACGGCCTGATCATCCAAGGCAAGGCCGAGCTCATCCACCTCGCGCCGAGCCGCCCGGATCGCGCCGCCTCCCTGCGTCATGAGCAGCGCCATTTCCTCGCTGCGCACGCCAAGGTCGCGCAGAAGGTCCATCGTGTCACCGGATGACAGCCCGAGTTCGCGGATGCGGTCGGCAATCGTCGCGAGCCGCTCGTCGGCGTCCATCTCCCCAAGCGCCGAAGCCTCAAGGCCGAGGCGCCCGAGGGCATCCGCGCCGCGCCCGCCTTCACGCGCCGCGCGGGCAATCTCGCGCGTCATCCGCTGCGCGGCGTTTGTCATGTCCGACTGCGAGACTCCGGCATCACTCGCGGCGAGCTCTAGTGCGCGCAACGCGCCGGTTGTCCCGTCAATAGTGCGCGCGGCCTTCGCGACCCTGTCCACGTCGCGCAAACCGGACCGGACGGCCAGAGACAGCGCGGCCCCCATCGCCGCCGCCGCCGACGCAACGCGCATAAACTGCGAGCGAAGCTGGTTGATAGGGTTCCGCGCGCGACGTGCCCCCCGCTCAAACTGCGCAGAGTCGAGGCCAAGATTGACGCGCAGAGCACCAATTACGCTTTGTGCCATGCTAAATCCCCGTTATCCTGCGCGCCCCGAAAGGAGGCACCATGGAAGCCCTAAAGCTCACGCTCTCGATCATCGCCATTGCCATCGTCGCGCCGTTCCTCTGGTGGTCATGGTCGAACACCCCCGACACCGAACGCGAAATGACGCAAGCCGAACAGGACCGATCGGGCGCGCGGTTCGCTTGCCGCCAGTTCATTTCTGACCGGCTGCACGATCCGTCATCTGCCCAATGGGACACCCGCGATGATGGCTGGTATGCAAACTGGCCCGCCGAAGCCCAAGGCGAGGGGCGCGTCGAAGTGCGCGCGCAATTCCGCGCCAATAACGCTTTTGGCGGCACCATCATCAGCGATTGGAATTGCGAAGTGCAGGCCACCGAAGACGCTTGGCAACTCGTCAACCTTTCCGAGAACTAGACCCCCACGCTTTCGCGAGCGCATCGCACATCGCTTGCAGCACATCCGGCGACTGCGCCTTAGGCGGCGGCTTCTTCGCGCCAGAGAACTTGTCAAAAGCCGGCATCCGCTTCGTGCGGCTCAGCGCTTCGACATGCCAAGCCAACCAAGCACGGCCCTTGTGCTCACGCTCAAGGCGGGCCTCCGCGCCCTTCATGTGCACCACGTAAAGCCGAGGGGTGAGCTGCCAGAACGCCGCGGGGTCGAACCCGACAGATACGTAATCCTGCAGCATTGCCATATAGTCTAGGCGGCTTTCCCCCGGCTCTTCCCGTTTCCCGACTTAGCCGCTTTCTCAGGCTCCGGCGCAGCGGCCGCAAGCGCCTCGCCCACAGCGTCCGGCGCCTCCGACAGCAGCCGCCCCGCCTCTTCCATCGAAATGCCGCTTTGATGGTGCTGCAGCAGGGCCCAGAAGAGCGCGCGCAGATCCTTCATCCGGATCTTGCCGCGCTCATAGCCCTCGATGATCTCCATCGCGTCCTTGTCAGTCGCATCCTCGAGCTCGCACATGGCGTTGAAGTCGAGGCGCAGCTTGTAGGTCTGCCCATCCACCTCAAAGGAGGCGTCACCGATAAAGCGGTTTGCCATGCCTTACTCCGCTGCCATGAGGGTGAGCTTGCCGGTCTGCTTGATAGTCGCGGATGCCGTCATCCGGTCATCCGGCGTAACCTCACCGAACTCGTAAGCCGTGAAGATGCCCGAGAACTGCATCCGAATCCCGTTCGGCGCCGTGATCTGGTATTCGCCGGACTCCGCTTCGAACGCTGCCACCACATCGTCCGTCTCGCTGGGCACCCAATTGAGGGTAAGCTGCGCATCGCCGCCCTCGGCCAGCCCCGCGATGAACTCCTTGATCTTGTCGGCGCTGTTGAGATGCGTGGCCTCGATCGCCTCGCGCGTCATGCCCGGCGGCGTGATCGACGTGACCTCGGCCACATCCTCATAATCCCCCGGGTCGGCCCCGTCATGAATGCCGAACTTGGCACCATACCCGATCGCTGCTTCTGTCGCCATTGTCATCACTCCTGATAGTGTGTCGTAAAGTCGAGCTGCACGTAGAAAGGCCGGTCGGTGTCACCGCCGCCCTCGCGCCCCGTCCGCGTTGCCGCGTGGAAGATCCCTTGGAAGTCGCCGCCTTTGTGCCCATTCAGAGCCGCCCGCACAGCACGGCCAAGACCCACGGCGCCGCCTATGGTGTCGGCGTAGCAGTCCACCTGCACACGGCCTTGTGTGAGCCCGTCCGGGGCTTCAAGCGTCGGCTCGTCATTGCCGCCGATCACATGCAAGACCACACCAGGAAGCGGCTGCCCCTGCGGGTGCGCGCCCCAATTCACGCGCGATCCGGCAAGCGCGGAGACCCCGCTGTCATTCAACAGCAGGGCGCGGAAATCCTCTTCCATAGACTACCTCGCCGCCTGCCGCGCCGCCCTGGCTTCTGCTCGTGCTGCCGCCTTCTGCACTTCTTCCCAAAGGCTCTTGCTGATCCGCTCAAGCATGGCCCGGTGATCCTGATCCCAAGCCGGGCGCGCCCACGGCTGCGGCGGGTGAAACCACGTCCCGAACTCTTGAAGGTGCGCCTGCGGGAGAGCGCCCGCGCCAACGAACATCTCCACCGCCGCCTTGTCATTGCGGAACATCTTGCGGTGCAACCCGCGCTGGCGCGGCGATAGCTTCGTGCTGACCCCAATACTTTCCACAAGGTCCGTATCGTCACGCGGCGCGCCTTGCCGCATCAGATCGGCCAGCGGCTGCGCCTCCTTCTTGAGAACGCGGCGCGCAACGCTCTTGCGGGTCGTGCGCTTGGATATGCGCTCAAGCTCTTTTTCAAGCTCCTTCAGGCCCTCGACCTTTACTGTGACGGTCATTGGTCAGTCCGCGCCGCCGCAGTGATTTCCAGCCACTGGCGCCGCCCGCTGCCTTCCTTGATGCCGGTGATATTGTATTCAACCCCATCGGAAACCAGCCGATCCTTTGGCGTCAGATCAGCCGTAAAGGCGCTGTAGCGCACCAGAAACCGCGTCGTGAT